AACAATTGGAACGACACGATAGGCGTGGCTAAGGCTGACGTTGAATGGACAGTCAGCCGAGTTGACGTAGCAAAATGGGCTCAAGGTTCACCGAAAAACTTTTTGATTGCCGTTTACAGTCCAGGAGCCACGTCAAGCAAGCCTATCAGCCATAGTTGGTGGCAAATCACGGAAGTAGTCACGGTTGACGTGATTGTTAAAACGTCGGTAAGTTTCGCTTATGAAAAACGCACAATAATGCAGGAAGAAATAAGACGCATAGTTCACAGTTACCAAACAAGCATTTCAGGTGTGAGTTTGGCTTATGAAAGTCGAGAACCCGTTCAGGTTGAAGCTGAAAACCTGCTTCGCCTAGTCATTTTGGTAACATGCCTTTACTTTCACCAAAAAGTGTAACAGTTAAATAATAAAAAAATAGGAGAGTGAAAAACAAACATGAGTTACTCAAAGCCGATAACAGGTGCAATTGCAAAAGCGTTTTACGTTGAAGAAGCAACCTACGGCATTACACCAGCAAACCCGAGTATGCAGTGGATTGGCATAGTGCAAAACGTGGAGCCAAACTATGACCGAAGCTTGATTAAACTGAGGGGTATTGGAAGCAGAGATTTAAGCTACATTATTAAAGGCTTGTTGAAAGCTGAAGTGAGCATGGAATATGCTTACCAAGACAAAACTTTCTTAGCTTTCGCAAACACGCTTAACGATTTCACCATGGAAATTTACACGTATGATGCCACGCTAAACATTTATCTACATAGTGGTGGAATGATAAACAGTATAGATGTCAACGCCAGCGTGAACAATCTTGTAACTGTTAAGCCAGCCATAATAGCCCAAAACGTCTCAATCAGCACTTCTCATCCTGCAGGCGTAACCTACGCTACAGACCCGGGCATAGTACCGAAAACATGGTACGACACGCAAGTCGAAATTCCCGCGGGAACACCAGTTGACGGCGTGACAGATTGGACTTTCAAAATAAACAACAACTTGGAACGTTACCCAGTCATAAGAACAACAAGCGGCGACATACTCAAATATTTGGTTGAGAGACAAAGAGAATTTTCAGGCGATTTAACAGTGGCTTACATGAGCAACACGCTATTAACAGCCATGACAACAGCCACGGAACAAGCAACACTCAAAATAACGGTGGGCACAGACACGTTCACGTTTAACAACGTCAAATTTGACACAGGAAGACTCACAGCAAAACCTGTTGAAGTGATACTACAGAAACTGCCTTGGACAGCTAAAACCTTAACCATCACTTAAAAGTGACCTTTATGAAAGACATAATTTTACAAGTGGACGAAAGCTTCGGCCCAACCTACAAGGGCGAATATGTTTTCAGCGGCATCACATGGGGCAAATACACGCAAATCATGAAGAAACACACCGTCACAAACCAAGGCGTAGTCTACACAGACGAATTGAAAATGAACGCCGACCTAATCTTGGCAACCCTCAAAAGTCAGCCACAGACAACGCCAGTCACAATGGAAACTTTAACCAGCGAAAACCCAGAAAAAGGCATACCGCCAATGCTCGGCGCTAAACTTCTTGAATGCGCATGCAAAGTTTCAGGCTTAGATCGCACAGACTTTTTTTGGGACAGTAGCCTGCTGCCTTAGAAACAACCCCAGCCCCCAAGCGCTTGAAGCCTACTTGTGCCTTCAACTGCATTGTCTGCCAAGCCAACTATCCCGTGAAGACTGTAGCAAAATTCAGAGTGTTCTTGCGGTTTTGTATGCTGAAGGTTTGAAGGCAGAGGATTCTCTGAAAAAAGTTAAGGTGAAAGAATGAGTCTGGAAATAAGTGTTGAAGGAGATTCTGAACTGGAAAGTTGGCTTGAAAGCCTTCCAGACAAAGTTGAAGAGAAAACACGCGACAAAATGCAGGAAATAGTTGAAGATGCCACGGAACAGGCACGCAAAGAAGCACCAGTTCGCACGGGAAGGCTGAGGGCAAGCATTGGATGGTTTTGGCGGTTGGAAGAAGGCTACAAGATTTTTGCTGAAGCCCCTTATGCCGTTTATCAAGAATTTGGCACTCGATATATCCAAGCTAAAATGTTCATGACAAGGGCTTGGGAGACAATTATGATTCGTTGGCAAGAAGTTGTTGAGCGGGTGAGTGAGGCGTTAAGGGAATGAGTGAAGAGGAAAAAAACTGCATATCCTGTAAATTTTGTGGATGCGTAGTCAATATCCGAAATAAAAACAAGGGTTATATTATTTGTAGTCATTGTAATCGTAGAACAACATACAACGAAAATTTAAAAAAAGAGTATGAACACCAACGCTATTTACGAAACATTCTCTATTATAATAGAAGGTCAAAACAATATTACCAGAAAAATAAAGAAAGAATTAAAACTAGACAACACAAATATTATTTGGAACATTTAAAACAAGAACATGAAAAAGCGCGTATCTCTTATATAAAAAATCGAAAAAAACGTATAAAAAGAAATTCAAAACATATATTTGAAGTTAGAAAGGAAAAAGTTGCTTTGCTTGGTGGTAAATGCCAAATTTGTGGTTATGACAAATGCATAGCAGCTTTGCAAGTGCATCATCTAAATCCAAAAGAAAAAGAGAATAGTTACGAATGGAAAAGGAAAAATTTTGACATGAGTAAAGTTATTTTGTTATGTGCAAATTGCCATGCTGAATCACATTATAAAGGGATAATGGAGAGAGAAACATATGGCTGAGGCGGTAAACAAAGAAGTAGTAATAACTTTCACTGCCAAAAATCTTGTCAAAGAAACGGCGGACGAAATTCAAATTAACATGCGAGGAGTAGCTTGGCAGGTTCAAGCCGCAGCCTACAGCATCGGCGAATTAAACAAAGTCTTATTCAACAACAGTGCAGTAGGCAAAGAAGTTACGGGGATGCTTCATGGTTTAGGCGCTGCCCTGCGCATCTACACGATAGTTGAAAACATGGCTAAAACAGTCGGAGTTTTAACTGGCGTTTTGAAGGCGCAGGAAGCTGCGGAATGGACTTTGACAGGTGCAATAGTTGCGAAAACTTCAGCCTTAGCCACTAGCATCGCAACCCACATTAGCCACGCAGCTGTAGTGGCGGCTAGCACGCTTGCAGAGTGGGCTCACACGGCAGCCTTGTATGCTAAAGCAGTTGCCCTTTCAATTGTAAACGCTCTTTTGGGTCCGTGGGGATGGGCAATATTGGCAGGCGCAGCTGCTGCCGCTACGGCGGGAATTGCTTTGGCTTCGAGGATTCCGAGCAGGCAGTTTGGCGGTTTAATCACGCAGGAAGGTCCGTATTATTTGCATGCTGGCGAGTTTGTTGTGCCGAAGACTGGTGGGGCTGGCGGTTTAATCACGCAGAAAGGTCCGTATTATTTGCATGCTGGCGAGTATGTTGTGCCGAAAACTAATGTGACAAACATTTTGCATCCAACGGAATATGTTTTACCGAGAGCAAGCAGTGGAGCTGGCAGTTTAACTTTGAACGTTGATGCACGGGGCAGCACTTTCGCAAGCGATTATGACGTTGACAAAATGATGAACAGAGTTGTTGACAGGCTTAAAAGGGCGGGTGTTGTGGAAAGATGAGCGCCAATTTGCCCGTTCCAAAATGCAGGATAGAAGTTTTCAGGAAACCAGGCTTTTTTGACGACGATTGGAAAAAGGGGTGGAGCCTTGTAAGTGGTGGAACAAGCGGTTGGAGCAATCAGGATCCTGACAAAGTCATTGTGGGTGCTGGAGACCAAACAGATGGCATTATTGAGCATACTTTAAATAACATTGACACTAACATTTACACCAAACTTGAAGTGCGAGTTTTGCTTGCAACTAACTTCTGGAATGTTTATGTTTATGATGGTTCTTCTTGGATTATGGTGTGGGCAACTAATCAAACAGCACTTGGGCTATCCGAAGCATCTTTACCAGTTGGGAAAACACTAACAAAAATCAGGATATTTTCTGTTGGTACTGGTTCAGAAACGTGGTATGATTATGTTGTAATTTGCAAAAACCCGTTTTTAACGCCTGTCACTGAAGATTTAAACACAAAAGACGTTCTTGAAACTTTAGAAACTACTTCGCCAATTTTGAGCAGAGGTTTGGGCGGCACAAAATTTAAACTTCCCAACTTCAGCGCCCAATACACAGGAGCCATTCATGAGCATGATGTTGTGCTGGTTTGGCTTTACCGCACAGGAGAAACATTCAAAAAACTTTTTGGCGGAAGAATAAGCAAATTAAGTTACGAGGGCATCGCTGGAGCTCCCGAATATTACATTCATGTTGAACTTATGGATCATGGAGATGAAATGCAAGTTCCGCCTTCGCTTTTGCAGAAAGCCTATACAAGCACTAATGGGAAGACGATTATTAAGGATGCTGTAGCTCTCTGTAATTATTTAAGCGACTATGGCGTTGACACAAGTAACGCAATTGCGAGCACGCATAGTTACGTGTTTGACGAGAAGACTCCGTGGAATGTGGTTCGTGATGTTGCTGATGCTTGTCAGACGAGTGGTGGGGCGGTTGGTTTTGACGGTTATGTTGATGCTCCTGGCAACCTATGGATTTTTCCACGGAATAGTAGTAATAGCACGGTTGATTTGTCGGATAAGATTTTACGGTATAAAATTGACTATGACACTTACAGGGTTAAAAACAAAATAAAAGTTTACGGAAAAGACGAACGCCCATGGTCTGGAACAGTATCAGTAGATGGATGGACAGAATCAACAACAGGCTGGTCAAGCGATGGAACCCTATCAGCAGACAATAGTGACAAAGTAGA